AGCAGTAAATGCTCGAAAATAACGGCTAGGCGAGTGGATAAAGTCTGACAGGTATCGAAGGAAAGAAAAAGATTATGCAGAAAAATTTTATGGGACGAAACGGGTTCACGTGGTTCGTTGGCGTTGTCGAAGATAGAAACGACCCGAAGTACTTAGGGCGAGTGAGAGTTCGTTGTCTAGGATTACACACAGCGAACACAGACAAGTTACCTACAATCGACCTACCATGGGCTCACCCTATGAACCCTATCACGAGTGCAACAGTATCAGGTGTGGGGCAAACTCCTCTTGGTGCAGTCGAAGGCACGTGGGTAGTAGGCTTCTTTCAAGATGGCGAAGAAGCACAGCAGCCTATCATCATAGGAACTTTGCCAGGCGTTCCTCAGCAATCATGGCTTGACCATATGGCGACCTATAATGCCGATAATCCCACGAAGGTTGGGTTCTTTGACCCTCTAGGCAACTATCCGAAGTATGCAGAGACCGACATGAATAGATTAGCAGTCAATGACGAAGAAAACCCTCATCCTACATTGACCCTACGAAAGGCCGATAGGGACCTCGCAGTAGGGGTTGCCAATGTAGATGCCACCACAGTCGTTGACGATACGGTAGATGCTGATGATGGCAAGTTCTGGGATGAGCCAGAGACCTCATATAAAGCGCAGTATCCCCACAATCATGTCTATGAGACAGAGGGCGGCCATATACGAGAATATGATGATACTGTGGGGGCCAAACGAATACATGAGAGACACGCTAGTGGCACAGGCTATGAGATAGATAACGATGGCACACGAATAACGAGGGTCAAGAAAGACAACTATACCGTAGTAACGGCCGATGACTATGTACATATACAAGGGGAGAGCAAGGCGACCTTCGATAAGGGCCTTCGAGTGAAGGTCAATGCGACAGGTAAAGAGGGCAATAACTATAACATAGAGGTAGGGGCCAAGAGTAATGTAACCATAGAGGTACAAGACGGAGACATTAATCTTATATCCCAGCTGGGTGATGTGAACCTCAAGGCAGGTAAGAACATGAACATAGATGTGGCACAAGCATTAAACATTAAAGTGGGCGGTGCAATCACAGAGACATCTAAGAGTAAGACAGAGAGTGCAGAGAACACCCATCAGATGAACGCAAAAGAACAAGACATCAATGGTAATATTATAAATTTAAACTAAGTCATACGTCAAAATCTGAGCAGTGCCTGCTGAGTACTGTAAGGGATCTGTTTGACATTAGATAACGACTACAAAGGAGAATACAATGCTTACAAAGATAACAGAGGGTAACAATGACGAAGAACCCTTTAGTATTAACTATAAGCAAATGGATGTTTAGATTATACATAGTATGGTCTATCTGTGCAGATATAATGATTATAGGTGGTCTAGCATACTACTTCTTTCTCTACTAAATAGTATTGAGTACTCTCTAAACTGAGCATTACTCGTTTAGAGTTTATTCGTATTTTTTTTTTGGAAAAGGAGAATATATGACAACTGCTACTGATTCAAGAGCTGCGGCTCTTCATAGACATCTAGATACACAGATTGAGAATCTAGAACGAAAAAATTATCATAATCGTGAGTTAATCACAGACCTCAAGAAACAAAAATTAAAAGTAAAGGATAGACTACAGACACTCTCTATACGAGAAGCAAAGCGTAGTAAGAAAGAACAGCAGTCGAGATATAAAAAGATACAGCTCGAGTTATTTAATAAAGGAAACTAAGAAAAAAAATGTTACATAAAGTAAGTGATTTTATATGGAAGATAAGAGTGATTAAAGAAAAAGCAGATAAACTAGACACTATGAAGTACGGAGTACCAAAAGCGTCTCAGTCTGCGATTGACAATATGATACAAGACATACAGGCCATGTGCTATATGATTAGTCAAGATAAAAGCGAATATAATCGTGTAGAAACAGTTGAGGATAAAATATCACAAGACGATGGTGGTTGGTAAGAGTATTGGGAGGGGGTTCAAAACTGAGCCCTTTTCTCTAAAAAAATTCGTAAAAAAATCCTCGAAAAAATTTCTTTATAAATATTCAATATGAAAACATTAAAACAAGTAGAAGCAATTGATTGTCTTTGTGAAGAAACATATAAAGACTTAGAGATTACAGAAGCAGAGTATCAAGGTAAGAAGGTGAAACTGAATGACCCGATACGAGGTGGTAGTAAGAAGTTCTATGTCTATGTAAAAAACAACAAAGGTAATGTCATTAAAGTTTCTTTTGGTGATACAACAGGTTTAAGTATTAAACGAGATGACCCGGCACGTAGAAAATCTTTTCGTGCAAGACATAATTGTGATACTGCCAAAGATAAGACAACAGCAAGATATTGGTCTTGTTATCAATGGCGTGCCAACGCACCAGTCAATAACTAATACCTCACACATATAAATAAAAGAATATATAATGACACGCAAGTGAGCGAGATATCAAAATTTTAATTAAAATTAAGGAGAAAATAATTATGATGTTATGGAGAACAATAACACTCTCAGCGATATTACTAGGTTTCTTTACCTATGCTAATGCAGCTGAAATAACCCCCTACGGAACATTTAACTATAAGTGGTCAAATGATGAAAACTCATCTGGCGTTGCTACGAACAAGTTAGAAGATAACGGATCTAAAATCGGTATTGACATTGACGACATTGGCGTTGAAGGTCAAACAGTTATTGGATTTGCAAAATTAGAAGTTGGTGTGGACACAGATGATTCTGGTTCGAACACTTTTGATTCAAGACTAGCATATGTTGGTCTAAGTGCAAACAATTTAGGTGATGTATCAGTAGGTAGACAATCCCACCCCTTTACAGATAATGTTGCTACGACAGCAAGTATCTTTGAAGTATATGGTGGTAACTCATCATTCTCATACGGAACAAGAAGTTCAAACTCAATCGCCTATTCTAAATCAGTTGGTATATTATCAGTTGACGCTTTAGCTGTTGTTGATGGATCTTCTGGAAAAGATGGTGTTGATTCATATGAATGGTCAGCTTCTGCTGAGATTGTAGATGGTGTCAGTTTATCAGGCGGCGTTGCTGCTGATGAAGTAAACGATCAATACTATTATGGTGTTGGTATGACTACTGCTATTAGCGATGATTTAACAGTTGCTTCTAGTTATACAATGAAAGACGCTGCTACAGACTTAACAGCATGGGAAGTTGCTGGTTCTTTTAAAATGTTATCTGTCGGATATGGTGACAAAGAAGGAACAGGTGCTTTTACAACTGTTGGTCTATCACACGATCTTTCAGATGATTTAAGATTATATGCTGAAACTGAAATGGTAGATAATGAAGGTTCTGCTGTTGACACACAATCGTGGTCAATCGGAACTAAATTTTCATTCTAAACTAATTTTGATGGTATCCCCTATTTTATAGGGGGTACTAACTATCGACAGTAGCTCTATAACGCACCCAGCGATGAGCTATGAGACTTTTTTTCCATTGATAAACTCTAATTCCTCAACAGTATAAGGCCACATTAAATTATTCGTTTACTTTTAAGAATGGGTTTTGTAAACCCAGCAAAAATAATTCTAAGTGGATTTAGTGGTGAAGATTTAAAGTTTTTGATTTGATTAAACTTTATCATTAGATGTAAAACCTTTTATAAAGATTTGAGTATTGTTTCCCGTTTATAGAGGAACGATCTAGCTCTCTCATTCTAAATTCTAAGTCAGCGTGATCTTTTGATTTTGATAAGTAGTTTTCTATTAACTGCTGATCTGTTTGGTATAGTGATAGTATCCAGTCAAGTATTTTTCTCATCTACTTTCCTCCTTTTTGACTTTGAAGATATAAGAAGTGCTCAAGTTCGCTCTTCCAGTCGGATCCGTACTCTGTCCTGTAATAACGGACAAGGTTTTGGTCGACATTATCATAAGAATGATTATGAGGGAAAGAAGAAAAAGAAAATATCTTGGCAAGAGTATTAAGTATCTGTGCCATGGTAGTCCTTTCATTTTTCATTAATATTTAGATGAAAGAACTATCGGTTTATGTTGTTAGTTTTAGTTGACTGCTATGCGTTTTTGATATAGTGTGTTCTAAGATAAAAACATACTACATATATAATTCTTATTTTTTATAAGTACTCATGTGCGTCCTTCAGAAACCTTGCTAAGCTAGCTTGGAACCAGAGATTATTTGTAAGAGAAAAGAAAGTATATCTATAAGTATGTTGGGATTCATATGAACAAGAAATCCACCAACAATCATACCTAGAATAAACTTAAACATTTTTATACTTCTCAATCAATGGTGATTGTAGTGGGGATTCGTCATTCATATAATTGTGTTTATAATGATCTTGTGATAATTGTATGATTGCATAATGTATAACTTTCATTAAGTCGGCCTTATTACGACCTTCTTTCTTGCCATATCTTTGAGCATACTTTAAAATATTGCCCATACAGAAACCTGTACCATGACCTTGGTCTATGATAATTTCAGTTGCCTGATAGTTCTTAGTTTGTGCATAATGTGAATCATATGTTTTATCAATATAAGTTTTAATATCATTTAGTATTTGATTTTCACTAAATTTATAATCTATCATTAATGTAGTCCTTTCATAATATTTTTTTGTTTTGTTGTTAATTTTGGATTTAAATGTGATCTTACCTTCTCTTGTATTCTAGAAGGAGATAAACCCAACATAGTGCAGTAGTTTAAAAATGTTTCGTAATTTTCATTATCTTCATTTAACAACCAATCAATAGCATTGACTTTATGTTTTAACATTTTTTTACTATTGCCTATGTAAGCGGCATCCTCAACTGCTTGTGTTATAATAGCAGTAATAAATCTTTCTTCACCTATCATTATAATACTCCATATTCTTTTAGCACTAATAGTAATAATAAAATTATTATAGTAGTTTGTTGATTAAGTACAAATTTATTTTTCATTATATATCTCCTTGTATTTGTGAGAAGTATGCCCAATACTGGTCACCGTTCTCGGTTACATATGAAATCGATCCTGGATAATTAAGTTCAGTATCGTATTCACTTATTTGTGTTCCTAATTCACCTGCAGGATCACCGGTCTTTGTTGCAATTGATATGTCAGTTATTTTTCCATATCTTGTACTCGCACCGAATTTTCCAGTTACGGTTACATCATCTTCTATTTTAATAATCATAATTACTATCCTTTTCTAATAAATTTGCTTCAATACTAACTGATAGTTTGTTTGCGAGTTCAGGCCATTTATCTGCTAAAACTTCAATAAACAAATCTCTTTGTTTTAAATCCATTCTTGCGATAGTCTCAACTGTATCATCTACCATTACTTCATTCATTATTCGGCTTGTCTCAATACTCATTAGTGTATACCTACCATTCCTTTTTCATTTAGCATATCTGCAAGATAGCAGTATAGATCATCTTCACTATCAAACCCGATAAGATCCCAATTGATATCAGCCTTTTTAGCTATATCAACTGCTTGATCGATACTGATAGTTCTACTTTTAACTTTTGATTCTAAACTATCAAGATATTCTTCGGCCACATCTTCGGCCCATTGTTTCACTTTACCCATTATTTAATCTCCTTTGATTGATTTATTAGTGCAAGAAACATTGACATGATTCCTACGGCTGCAAGTACAAAACATAAAACAAAATTGTTGCCTGATGTTTCTAGTGTGGGGCCGTCAATGGCCCCTACAGCAAGTATCATACATATGATACCAATTACAGATAAGAAGGTACTCATTAAGCAACCTCTTTCATCATAGAGAATGGCACACGCCATTTACTACCGTTGCAATTTACAACAGCTTTTGATATGTTGATTTTCTCAACAATACCAATGTGTTGGCGACCGTTAGGTCTACCAAAAGAAACTTTCTGACCAATAGAAAGTTCAGACTTAGCGCTGCCTTTTGCTTTTGCAATCGCAGCTTCTAAAAGGAACAAATGTTCCTTATGACTTGGTTCTTTGATCCAGTCAAGTATCAAGTCAAGATTGTTAAATTGTAGTTTTTTCATAATATAGTTTCCTTTCGACTATCTTAAATATAATGGACCAGTCCATTGCATTGGGTAATTACCTTCAAGTACATTACCTCTTGGTTGATTTAACGCAGGTGCAGCCCAACTTGCGGCCTTTAAAACATCACCTTTCTTAAAACGTGGTTGTCCCCCTGGTGTGAACATATCTTTTTTCACTATAAAAGAATGAACAGAATGTTTAGCACAAACTTTGATAAACTTTTGCCCTTCTTTTACAGACCATGAGTTAGCAAATTCTTCTTGCATATTTTTATTATCACAAAACTCATTGTAATCTTCAATAGAAGCTGCAATCAGTTTTGCGATACCGTCTTTAATATTTTCTGATGGTTTTACATTTTTCATAATATAGTTTTCCTTTACTTTTTTGTTAATATGTCTCTATTATAATACAAAAATGGTAGTATTGCAAGCACTTTCGGGCAGCAAAAACCCTTATTTTCTGCGAAAACGCCCGAAAGTTCAAAAATTGTTGATTTTACTTGTTTTTTCATCATTTTTTCTATTATGTATCCATTATACACTATAAAAAGCATAAATCAAGCACTTTCGGGCAGCAAAAACCCTTATTTTCTGCGATTTTGTGGAATAATTGTTTTTTTTATCGGAATAATCTTCATTTCTAGAATTTGTTTGAGAGATTTTGTTCGCTTTTTGTTCTTTTTCTTTCGAATCATAAATTTATACTCATATTATACTATATTTTGAAGGTTTTGTAAAGCACTTATAAATAGTTTATATAAAAATAAAGGAAAAATCAAATGTACGAGTATAAATGCAAAATTAGAAAAGTTGTTGACGGTGATACCGTTGATATCGACATAGATTTAGGTTTCGGTGTCTGGCTCAATGATGAAAGAGTGAGAATTATAGGCATTGATACTCCTGAATCAAGAACAAGTGATCCAATTGAAAAGAAATTTGGATTAGCTGCGAAAGAGAGAGTGCAACATCTATTAGGTGAAGGCGCTATTTTAATATCTAAAGTTAAAGGTGATGGTAACGAAGAAATGCGAGGCAAGTTTGGTCGTATTCTTGGTGATTTTAGAACACCACAAGGTGATTTACTCACTTCTAAATTAATGAAAGAAGGACACGCTGTTGCTTACTCAGGTGGTAACAAGGAAGTGATTCAAACAAAACATTTAGAGAATAGACAGAGATTAGTCAATGAAGGTAAAGTAGATGTTGAAGGTATGGAAATAACCAAACCAGCATTAGTACAAAAACCTATCGTTGAAGAAACTGTTGTTGAAGAGGTTTCAGCACCAGTTAAAAAAACTACAAAGAAGAAAACTACTAAAAAGAAATAGGAGATTATTATGGGATTTTTATCAAAGTTATGGGAAAATTGGGGTAAAGGCAACAATGCAGGTCCAACAACAGAACCAGCAAAGAAAGCGCCAACAATAAAAAAGACAACTAAGAAAAAAACTAAAAAGAAAAAAGCAAAGAAAAAATAATGCAAGGTGTTTTTGTCATAAGAGACAAAGGTGAACTTTTAGAGTTTAGTAACTATGATGACATACCTCAAAGTTTTGATAACGTCATAAGATTTGAACCTACTCCTCCTGAACCTCCTCATACAGAGGAAGAACATGAAGAAATGGAAAGTTATAACAACAAATTAAAAGAGTTAATGAAAAGAGAAAAAAATTAATGCCTGCTGTAACAAGAATCGGTGACGCTGATGTAGCACATTGTAGTGGTATGACAAGAGCCGCAGGCTCTGGAAATGTCTTTGCAAATGGTATAGGAGTTTCAAGACAAGGTGATGTGAATACTACTCATTTACTACCTGGTGCTCCTTGTCCAGAACATAC